ATGAAGAGTTATAAGGATATCATTATTCCTTGTCGGTTTAGGGGCAAGAAGTTTTACAGCATCAACTACCGTGTTGCCTGTTATGATTACATTGGTTTTTAAGATAGGCAGGTTCTTAGCTGCTTCTAAAGTAGGGCAGAAGTGATACGTTGCCATTGCAGATATCGAACTCCTGTACACTTCCTCAGGAAAGGGTTGGTCTTTGTTAAAGGTACGTAGTCCAGCCTCTACATGGTATATTGGATACCCGGCATGGAAAGCGGCAAGAGCAGTACCAAAAGCGGTTGCCGTATCTCCTTGTATAATCACTCGTTCCGGTTTACGGTACTCAAGTACCCAAGACATAGTACCCATGATTACATCCAGAACGGAGAGTAACCTAGCGCCTGGTCTCATTAGGTTCATATCCAAGTCAGGTTCCGCTATCAGATTCTTATCAAGCAGTTCGTTATGTTGGCCTGTACATACAATGTACTTATCCTTGGTCTTGTCCATAACCGGCCAAAGCTTGATTAGTTCTGGTCTCGTTCCATAGACAAAGAGGTTCTTAGTTTCATTCATTTACTTATCCCCCTTTGGAAAGGCCTTTAAGAGGAAAGCATTGATTGATTCTACATACTTAAGCAAGGTATGTAATTCCATACTGATATCTTTAGTATCGAGCAAGATATTGATATCCTTAGGTAGACACTTACCGCCGCCACCTCTACCACCTTTATCAACCACGTTCATATATTCACCGCTATTGAACCTGTTATTTTTGAACGGAGCGATTACTTGTTCGTAATCAATATCTCGTTCTTGGCAAAGGTCGTATATCTGGTTAAAGAATACAAGCTTGAGTAGGGGATAAGAGTTTGATAACAGCTTAAACATTTCAGCCGCCTTTGGTTCTACAAAGAACCGGGGAGCTTTCAAACCAATAAAGAGTTCATTGGCAAGCGCTGAGTAATCAGGGTCTACCGAGCCATAAATCAAATGGTCAGGATGCATCATATCTTCAAGAGCATGAGCTTCCCTTAGGAACTCTGGCATGTAAACTACCTTAACGCCTGGTAGCATACTCTGTATTTGCTCTGTCTCTCCAACACGAACTGTAGTCTTAATGATTATGAGCTTACCAACCATTCGTTCGATAAGAGAGCCATCACTGAGCCGTCCATCCAGGTCATTGAGACAATAGAAAAGAACATCAGTATATTCCATCGTTTCGGAATCAGGGTCAACAGTAAGCCCTTTGTAAGGGTCATGTACAGCGATATTTTCAAAACCAAGCTTTTGTAAACATAAATGAAGGTGACTACCAACCATTCCATACCCTTGGATGATAATATTCACGGTATTCTCCTTTAGTGAGCCTATGATAACCTAAACACTATACATTTTAGCGCATGGTAGCTCTTATGGCAAGCAAAACGAGGGGCCGTTTACCAGCCCCCCGTTAATATTTAACCTTAGGACAGTGAAGCCTGGGTTTCAATATCAATGAAAGCTGCCGGTCGCCATACAACCAACGCCAATCGTTTCTCAGCTCGAATACGCTTGTAGTTAGTTATGAAGTCGTCATTAGCGTAACCGACCTCAATGTTGGTACCTTCACGGTCAAAGATATTGGCTCCAATACGGAAAGCGCCAACAATACAGTGACGTTCGCCGTTGCCTACCGGGTTCTCAAGCGCTACGGATTCAACAACAGGAAGTCGCCATACCCTCATACCAGCGCCATCAGGAACAGTAACCCACAGGTAGCGGTTGTCTGAACCCTTAAGTAACTCGATTGCTTCAAAGTCGATTGGATGTATTGCTACACCAGAGGCCTCATAGAACTGCAACGCTACGTTAGTCCGTGACCGCCTAATCTTGTCAAGCAAGGTATCGGCAGGGTCAGTTTCGCCACGTTCCGTATGAATGGCCGCATAATCCTGAATACCAACGGTATTAAGAATACCAGTAAGGTCATTACTCGCTCCAGTACCCCAAAGCAGTTGGTTCTCTTCTACCAAGTCAAGGCCATAGGCCAAGCGGGTATCGATAACCGATTGCAATTGTGGAGCATCAGCAAGCATCTTGTTAGAGATACGTACATAGTGAGCGATTTGTTTGACCAGACCAGTTTTCTCTTCGTACCGAATATCAGACTTGGGCTTGGTAGCCTCGCCTTCAAAGATTTCGGGAACTCCAGCCGCTTGGTTGTCAAAGGTCTCTTCCAAATACTCGATAGTATCACTACCGGTACGCCCAACAGACAGCAAGCTACGGATTCTTAGTGGCCTATCCTCGTCCCGAACAACCTCTCCAACTCGGTCATTTTGGATAAGGTCACCAGCGATTGAAGTCGTAACATCATCCGCTTTGATTTCAGCCCAAGTAGACTTAGTAACAGGTACCAAGCCATTCTGGTTAACCTCCATAGCAGCCATTGGTGAGGAGCCTTGAAAACCTACAGCCTTACCCTCAAGGTAAACCTTGGCGATAGTAAACGCTTTGCCCATAGTCATGTAACCGATAACCGGGTCGTCCTTGATATCGGGTTCACTACCAGCAGCCGGGTTTTTCTCACCTTCCTCTCCTTCATGGGGGAGCGTGAGGTTTGGTTTTGGTTCCACTTTTTGCGGTTCAATGCCAAGCAGTCTCGTCAACCGCTTAACTTCAATCTGCATATCCTCGGCCTCTACACAAAGCTTATCTACTTCATCAGCCTTACCTTCGGGCATTGGTTTACCCTCAAACTCGTCCATGAGGGTCTTAGCCTCAACCGAGGCCTTGGTAATACCCTTGTTCAGCTTTTCAATCTTCTCTTTGTAATTAACAGGTGCCATTTTCTTTTTTACACTCCTTTCTAATTAAAGTTTCTAGTTCTTACTCCAACCGAGTAATCCTCAGCTTAGTAAGTCTACGATTTAGAACTTCAACGTCCTCTACAGAGCGGGTTCTGTCAGCATCAGGCGGGTCAACCTTCGGAGGGTCTTCTTTCTCCTTGTTGAGTGCCTGCTTACCCTCAAGAAGTGCAATAAGCGGTTCGTTGGCCCTGATTGTAGCAAACTTGCGGTCTTCTGTCAACTCAGCGTTGTCTAATCCTAGCAAATGTGACAAGAGACCTTTGTAATCATCTAGCGCCTTTTGAAGTAACGGCGCTTTATCTTCGACAGAATCATCGGAGATAATATCTCTAAGAGTGCTATTGAACGCTTGATTAGATTTCCATAAAGCATCCTCCGCTGTCTCTTCATACAGCGTAGCCTCCATAGTCAAAGCTTTAGCGTTCATTCTATCTGCCTCTTCCCTTTCTTTAACACTCATGGCATCGATGGTTGAGCGGTCGTTCATTCCCCAAATAACAGCACTTACTTCCATCAATTTCACCTCCTCAAGGATTCTGATTACATCATCCTCGTCTTTCTCAAAATGCTGTCTGATTGGTAGATAACCAACCGATAAAGCATCAACTACGCCCTCTTGAATCTTAGTAAGCAAGTCGTCACCATCAGGGGTATTGCTTACATAAATACGTACAACTAACTCGGTATCTGTTTCGTAAGCTGCTATTACTTTACCAAGCACAAACTTAGTAGACGGCACACCGGGGTACTTGTACGGATGGGCATCGAGAAACTTAACCTTCCCGGCTTTCACCAACCCATCAATAGAGCGCTTAAAAGCGCCCTTAATAAACTTGTCTTTGCCGTTGTCTACGTTTCCAATACCAGCAGCAACAGCGTCAAAAGTACGCTGTTCAAAATCGGAGCTTTTTATCTCCAGTTTGGTTTCTATGTATTCATACATTTTCAATACACCACATTTGCAATTTTAGCATACCAAGCTACCCCTTGTCTAGTTCCTTATCTTCAAAGCGTATACCATTGTCACCTTCAAATGGTTGTGTATGGTCAAAATACTCAAAGTAGATTGCATCAGGTATCCCGTTTGGAAACGCCTTACACAGTCTCCTAGCGGTTTTATGTTTACACTTTATACAGTCGGGAGGGTAGGGTATCATGGTA